ACGTCCAGCGCCACCCCGGGAGCCCGTCATGACCACCACCCACCTGCTGATCATCTGCGGCACCGTCGCGTTCGTCGCCCTCCTCACCGCCGCCGTGATCATCGACCGGCAGAAGCGCCCGTGAACGCGCAGCTCGTCCTCTGGACGGCCGTCGCCATCGGCGTCGTCATCCTCCTCCGCAGCAGCCGCACCAAGTAGGGAGCCCCCCATGGTCGCTATCACCGAGGAATTCCTGCGTGGCGTCGCCGATGACTACATGCGCCACGTCACTGGCCGCCGCCCCGCCATGGAGATCGCCAAGGAACGCGGCGTCCCTGATGCCACCGCCCGCCGCTGGGTCTGGCGAGCACGCAAACTGGGCCTTCTGGAGCCCACAGCCCCGGGCCGGGTAGCCGGTGAGCCCGAGTCGGCCATGAAGCGTGCAGTACGCGCGGACGCCATGCGCCAGGCCGCCGACTTCGTGCGGGACGCGCACTTCCGCGACGGCCTCACCGTTCAGGAGATCGGCACGGCCCTTCGCCGCTGGGCCGACTCGGTTGACCCGCAGAACGATGGGACCACGCGATGACCGACACCGCCGTGCAGCAGCTCGCCGACATCCGCGAGTCCTGGGGCGACCTCCTCCACGCCATCGCCGTCCCCCCGCCCCCCGCCTGGCCACCCCGGCAGCCCAGCGTGCAGCACCTCGTGCGCGACGACGACACCGACACCGGGCCGCACGTCGGCCGGCTGCCGCTCGTTCTCCGCCAGCACCCCGCGCCGCTCAACGTGGACGCACTCGACGCCGCCCTCGACATTGAGCACGCCCTGTTCGACCTCGCCGACCAGCTCGCCGCCGTCACCCAACGCAGCATCCGCCAGGTCCCCGTGCCCAACCTCGGCCCCCGCGCCCGCTGGATCGCCGACCCCGCCGACATCAACGACCCCGACCGGTGGCACTACCAGACCCCCACGTCGCCCGGATCGCGGGCAAACGGCCTGCACTGGTGCGCCGTGTGGCTGGAGCAGCGCATCACGGACGAGGGCGCCGACAAGGCGTACTGGCCGCTGTCGCTGTTCCTCCAGGACGAGGTGGCCGCCGTGGTTGCCGAGGCGCACGCCACTCTCGCCCGCGCCCTCGGCCGCGACGGGCGTGACACGGTGCTCGCCGATCCCTGCCCGTGGTGCCACGGCACGCTGACCGCGCGTACCACGTCCGGCGACCCCGCCGCCGCCACCATCACCTGCGACACCGGCCCCACCTGCACCGCACCCACGGCGTACGACGACCGCGCCCGCCGCACCTGGGCCGGCCGCGACCTCGTGGGCCTGTTCACCGCCCTCACCGCCGCACGCGCCAAGGAGACCGCAGCATGACCGATCCGGCCGCCGCGCTGGGCAAGGCCACCAGTGCGCTGTACGCCGCCGTCCTTCAGCTCGAAAGCGCCGCAGAGCAGGCGTACGCCGAGGCCAATGCGCTCGGCGCCGCAGCCGCCGCAGCCCGCGCCGCCTACGAGGACGCCACGATCCACACCGACGAACCCCGGTGCAACGCCACCATGACCCGGCACGGCACCCACGGGCCGTGTGCCCGCCCCGCCGGGCATGCCGAGGCGTACCACCGCAACGCCAGCGGCACGCAGCTCTGGCTCAGCAACAGCGCCGAGCCCACCGCCACCTGACCGAACGGCCCGCCTCGGCGACGCAACCGCCGGGCGGGCCCACCACGACCGGAGCACCAGCATGGCAGCGAACAACATCCCACCCGCCCGCAAGAACGTCCCCGTCCACCTGACCGCGCAGTTCCGCGACGACCTCGCCGTGCTCATGGCCAACGGCGCCCGCGCGTCTGACGTCATCCGGCAGGCCGTCCACCACGCCGCCGAGGCGTACCGCCGCGCACGCGACTACGCCGACGTTCCTGACGGCACCGACCCCGTGATCACCGGCTGCACCTACGCCGGTGAGACCCGCCCGTAACGGACCGGTCACGGCGCCCCGATCATGCGGGCGCCGTGCCACACTGCCCCCACAGACCGTCACCAAGGGGGGCACATGACCAAGATCGTCAGCCGGAACCGCATGGGCTACTTCAGCCTCATGTTCCACTGGTTCATGATCCTCTGCACCTGCGGCCTCTGGTACCCCATCTACGCCAGCATCCGCCGCAGCCGCAGCACCGTCACCTACATGCCCACCGGTGGCATCCCCGTCGCGGTGCAGCCCCCGCAGCAGCCCTACCCGCCGCAGGCATACCCGCCACCGCCCTACGGCCAGCAGCCCCCGCAGCAGTGGGCACCACCGCGCCGGTAGTTGCGCCGTGACCATTCCGTGATCTACCCTTGGCCTCCACGACGCATGCCCGGAAACAGGCAGCGTCATAACGACCGTCTGCCGTGATGAAACCGCGGCATCCGCCTTGGGCGGCGCTACGGCCGGTCGCCACCGAACGCCCCGCGCTCATCGAGCCGGGGCGTTCGTCATGCCACGACAGGGCTGGAGCGGCGGGCCAACCATTACCCGCTGCGGCCGAGTGAGCCTCGGTCCAGGAGCGGGAGGGTACCCCGCACAACCGCAGAGGAGGTGCCCGTGTGCCGCGACCACTCGCCGACGACATCCGAGCCGCCATCCTCGCCGACATCCGCGCCGGGAAGCTCAGCCGCAACGCCATCGCCCGCAAGCACGGCGTAGGCGCAGCCACCGTCACACGCCTCGCCCAAGAGGCAGCCGGACCAACCCCGTTCGACCGGTCCAAGACGGTCCAAGCCACCCGCGCACGGGAAGCCGACACCGCCGAAGCGCGGGCAGCGCTCGCCGCCCGCCGCACCGCGTTCGCTGTGCGCCTCCAGGGCGTTGCCGAGGCCGAGGCCGACCGGCTCCACGCACCAACCCTGTACTGGGACTGGGGCGGCAAGGACCACACGTACGCGCAGAAGGTGCAGCCTGAGCCCACCGCGGGCGACCGGCGCGCCATCCTCGGCAGCATCGCCGTGGCCCTCGACAAGTCCCTCAAGCTGGTACCGCCCACCGAGGACGGCGCCGCCGAGTCCCGCTCGGCCATCAGCGACCTGCTCGCCGGCCTCACCGCCAACTACGTGGCCCGCCACGGCAGCCTCCCGGCGGACGCCGATGAACCTCGATGAGCTGATCTCCCCCAAGCAGGTCGACGCGATCATCGAGGCGCAGGCGTTCCTCAACGTGTTCGAGGGCAGCGTGCGGTCCGGGAAGACGTACAGCTCCCTGGTGCGGTGGCTCAGCTACGTGGCTGACGCGCCCGAGGGCGGCGAGCTGGTCATGGTCGGCAGGACGCGCGACAGCCTGGCGCGGAACGTCTTCCAGCCGCTCATGAACCCGGCCGTGTTCGGCCCGTTCGCCCGCGACATCACCTACACCAACGGTGCCCCCACGGCGCAGGTGCTCGGCCGCACGGTGCATGCGCTCGGAGCGAACGACGCGCAGGCCGAGCCGAAGGTGCGCGGCCTCACGTGCGCGGGCGCGTACGTGGACGAAGCCACCACCCTGCCGAAGACGTTCTTCGACCAGCTCGGCGCGCGCTGCTCCGTGCCCGGCTCGAAGATTTTCGCCACGACGAACCCCGACAACCCCGCGCACTGGCTCCGCAAGGACTACCTGCTGCGGCCCCGCGAGACCCGGCTACGGTCCTGGCACTTCGTTCTGGACGACAACCCCAGCTTGGACGAGGCGTACAAGGCCCGCATCAAGGCCACGCACGTCGGGCTGTTCTACAAGCGGAACGTCCTCGGGCTGTGGGTGCAGGCTGAGGGCGCGATCTACGACATGTGGGATGAGCAGCGCCACGTGGTGGCCGACCTGCCGCCCATCGCCCGCTGGCTCGCCGTCGGCATCGACTACGGCACCACGAACCCCTTCGTGGCCCTCATGCTGGGCCTCGGCGCGGACGGCTGCCTGTACGTCACCTCCGAGTACCGGCACGACTCCAAGGCCGCTCAGCGCAGCTTGACGGACGCCGAGTACGACCGCGAGCTGCGCGCCTGGATCGCCGCGCAGGGCGTGCACCCCGAGTGGGTCATCATCGACCCCTCGGCCGCATCGTTCATCGAGCAGCTGCACCGCACCGGCGGGCTGAACCTCCAGGCGGCCGACAACACCGTCATCGACGGTATCCGCGGCGTGGCGTCACTGCTCGGGGCGGGCCGGCTGCGCATCCACGCCTCGTGCACGGGCCTCATTGACGAGATGGTCGGCTACGCCTGGGACACCAAGGCGTCCGACGACGGCGAAGACAAGCCCATCAAGGCTGCCGACCACGGACCTGACGCCCTGCGCTACGCCCTGCGCACCACCGAGGCGCTGTGGCGCCCGCACGTACCCCTCGCCGCCACCACGGCCTGACACCCCCACAGGAGGCCGCCATGCCGCTGCCCACCGGCGACATGCAGTGGCCGCCCACCGACATCTGCGTGCAGACGTCCCTCGCCGACTGGTCGGCGTGGTACGCGGCCGACCCGGACGCGCTCATGGACCGGTACGCCAACCGGGGCGTGCGGGAGCTGCCCGAGCAGCGGCCCGTGCAGCAGCGCGACGGCATCTGGGGCAGGTTGGCCCGCTGGTTCTGGGGCGCACCCATCCCGGTCGGCGAGAAGCGCACGTCCATGCACGTGCCGTTGGCCGCCGACATCGCCCGCACGTCGTCCGAGCTGCTGTTCTCCGAGCCCCCGAAGCTCATCGCGGCCGAGGGCGCCACGGCCACGCAGGACGCCCTTGACGCCCTGGTGGACGATGGGCTGCACCCGGCGCTGCTAGAGGGCGGCGAGATCTGCGCCGCGCTCGGCGGCGTCTACCCCCGCATCGTGTGGGACGTTACGGTCAGTGACCGACCGTGGATCGACATGGTCGCCGCCGACCGTGCCGTGCCGGAGTTCGCGTACGGGCGCCTGCGCGCGGTGACGTTCTGGACGGTACTGGAGCGCGACGGCAAGACCGTCACCCGGCACCTGGAGCGGCACGAGCCCGGCCA